GCCCGCCGCGCTCTTTGGCGGCAATAGGAAACTTTACGTCACAACTCCCGTCGGACGGGTGGTGAGGAAGCCATATGCCAAAGAGTGGGATGGAGGCGGTCGCCTCAAAGCAGCAGGACATGCAGAGCCAGCTTAAAGAGAAGCTCAAGCGGAAGCCCGTCATGCAGCGCAAGGGCAAGGGCCCTGGCGTGGCTGTGATGATCGCCATTGGAAAGCCGAAGGGTCCAATGGGCGAGAAGATGGGCGAGGAGAAGTCCATGCGCGAGGAACTGGACGCCTCGAAGGGTGAGGGTATGTCGAAGGCCGACAAGATCGCTGCCCTCGAAGAAAAGATCGGCTATCTCAAGGCCGAACTCGCGCTGCTCAAGGACGAAGAGGACGACTCGGGAATGGAGTCGGAAGACTCGGAAGACGAGTCAGAAGACGAGTCGGACGACGAAGACGAGTACGACGACTGATGCCAAAGTCTCCCGCGTGGCAGCGAGCCGAAGGAAAGAATCCGGAGGGTGGCCTGAACGAAAAGGGCCGCGCTTCGCTTCGCGCTGAGGGGCGGGACATCAAGCGTCCGGTGAAGAAAGCCGAAGCCGCTCGGTCTGAAACATCGGCCAAGCGGCGTGTGGCGTTTTGCCGACGCATGAAGGGCATGAAGCAAAAGCTGACCAGCGCCAAGACGGCCAACGATCCGAACTCACGGATCAACAAGTCGTTGCGAGCGTGGGATTGCAACTAGGCGATTGACCATTTAGCACACGGAGCATCCGATGTCTGTTGGCACCCAGATGAAAAACAGCGTAACCGTCGCCGCCCAGAACGATGCCGCCACGTTGGTCGGCTTTCCGTCGAGCGGGAATGTGTCAGTCCAGATCGCGGGCGCGTTGAGCGCGACGATCACGTTTGAGGCCACTTGCGACAACACCAACTGGGTGGCGTTGCATATGCAGCCGGTGGGCGCGGCACCAGCGACGACCACGGCAGTGACGACCGCCACGGCAGCGGGGATTTGGAACGCCAGCACGCAAGCGTACTCGGGGGTGCGGGCGCGATGCAGCGCCTACACGTCGGGATCGCCGGTTATCACGCTCAAGTACAACGGCGTCTAACGTGCCCTTGCTTGCTCACGCGATTTGGGCCGTCGTTGTCCTCGCGGCAGTGTTTCGTGTGTGTCAGGTCGCACTCGCGTTTGCGCCGCCTCGCAGTGTAAGCGGAGCAACCGCGTATGCGGAGATCGACGTACCAGAAGACCTTGTAGCCTACGCGATGCAAGAACGCGAGGCATGGGCGCAGGAAGAAGTGCTCCGTGCCGTGCGTGAGCGATTCGAGGAATTGCGGGACTGGAACCGCGTGAGATCTGCTGTGGGTATTGGGAGGATAGACGGATGACATTGCATCGCACGTTAAAAGAACGAGTGTTGCACAAGTCTATCCCAGTGCCAGAATCTGGGTGTTGGATTTGGCTTGGCGCAAAACAAACCAATGGTTATGCCCATTTGGGGTATATGGGGAAGACATATCTTGTTCATAGAGTTTCGTATGAACAATTTGTTGATGCTATCCCTGATAAGTTAGTTCTTGACCATTTGTGCAAAAACAGGGATTGCGTAAACCCAGATCATTTGCGCCCTATTACACAGCGCGAAAACATGCTTGACATTAATAGCATGTCGGTTTCTGCTATATGCTCTAGAAAACTTGTGTGCCCAAAGTGCGGCAGTGAGTATACAAAAGTAAAAGTTGGGCGAGAGTGCGTTCCTTGTAGAAACAAAAGGAATAGAGCATATCGGCTAAACAAAAGGACTACACCATGACGCTGCCGCTGACGCCTGAGTTGGAAGAAGGGATGAACCTTGAGCAGATGATGGCTGATCTGCTGAGTGTGGATGTACCGCGTGATCCCAATGCGGAAGTGGCCCCCAACCCGCCAGAGGACACGGGCGCAACGCCAGACGAAGATCTCGCCGCGTTGCAGAAGGCGATGTACGGCGCAGACTTTCCCGCCGCGATCCCTGAGTTGGCGGACTCCATGCAAGCGTGGGCCTCGTGGTGCCACAACTTGTGGACCAGCCGCCGCGAGTCGGTGCAGATGCACCTGCACCTCGTGGAGCGCAACCGCTTGTTCCGTGCCGGCCAGCAGTGGATCTCGGCGTCGGGCTTGGGACCGTGGCGTGAACCGGCCCGTCCGCGTGATGCAGCGCGTGTCGTGTACAACATGATCGACAAGGCGCTCGACCAGCGCCTCCAGATCATGATGGATCAGAAGCCGGGCTTTGCCGTCACGCCTTCAACGCAAGACCCTGACGACAAGCGCAAGGCCACCGCGCAGCAGCTCGCGCTGGAGTACCAGTACGAGCAGCAGCAGATGCAGCGCATCGGACGCGAAGCCGCGTTCTGGGCGCAGACGGACGGTTTGAGCTTTTGGCACATGTTCTGGGACCCCGACCGTGGCCCGTGGGATGAGCGGTTGGGCGAGCGGCCTGGACAGCGCAAGCCGCTGGGCGACATCGGGTGTCAGACGCTCCGTGTGGAGCAGGTGCGCGTGTCGCCCAACGCGACGGCCACGCAAGCGCCGTACTGGGTCATCATTCGGGAAGTAATCTCGCGCTCGGAAGCCAGCTTCCGCTACGGGGTGACGGGCTTGGACGCATCGGACACGATGCAGTCCCCTGGCAACGCACCGACGTATTCGGGCGCGGAGGGTATCGGGTCGTGGGTGCTAACGCAAACGACCATAGGCGAAGGCCAGCGCCTACGCAACGAAGATGTGACCGAGCGCCTCACGGTGTACGTTGCACCCCATCCCGATGCCCTCCCCGAAGGCTTGCAGATGGTCGTGGTCGGCAACAACGTGGTCTTCGGGCCGTCCCCGTTGCTGTGGGGCGTGATCCCCGTCGTGGCGGTGCGTGACGGCTCCAGCGACCCGTCGTACTACCCGCGCCCGATCATGGAGCAGTGGCTCGACCACCAGATGCGCGTCAATGCGCTGCTGTCCAAGTGGGTCGAGAATATCCGCGTGAACGCCGGTGGCCGGTTCCTGACGCGCCCCAACGCGATCTCCACGGAGACGTTTATGGGCGGCGTCACGAGCATGATCGAAGTGCGTGGCGCAGGACCGATGAGCGATACCATCCAGCCGGTACAGGGCTTTAGCGTCGGCAACGATGTGAAGGAAGCCTTGGCGCTGGAAAAGACGGCGTTCGAGGATGCGTCGGGCTGGAACGCGGTCAGTCGTGGACAGGTCACGGGCGAGTCGGGCCGTGCCATTATCGCCAGCCGTGAGCAGTTGGAGCGCGTGTTCTCGCCGCCCATCACGGCGCTGTCGTATGCCTACACCGACTGGTGCAAGGTGACGATGGCGGCGATGGCATGGGGCTACTCCCTGCCGCGCTCGCTTGGCGCGATTGGCAAGAACCGCCCTGATCTGGCGCGAGCGGTCAGCGCGTCGGACTTCGATGGCGAGTCGGATGTGCGCGTGGAACCGGCGACCCTCATGCCGATGCCGATGGCGTTCCGCCTCTACCTGCTGGACAACTGGCTCCAGACGGGCGTGATCGACCTCAAGGAATACCGTCGTCGCCAGATGTTTGCGATGGCGAAGGACATCGGGACGCCAGACGAAGATCAGGAAGCGCGGGCCAAGCGCGTGGCCGACGCGATCCGGTCGGGCGAGCCGGTCCCCGATATGCGGTGGCAGGACAACGAAGCGATCCACCAAGACGTGCTGGAGCGCGAGATCCTGTTGCAAGATGACTTGTCGCCCGAGATCATCGCCGCTGGACAAGAGCGGTGGATGGCTCTGGCAAATCAAGCCACGCAGAAGCAGGGCGGGATGCCACCGCAGGGTGGCGCTCCAGCCCCAGCTCCTGCCGGTGTGGGGCCAGCCGCAAGTGTGCCCGCCATCTCTCCTGGACAGATGCCGCTGGCATCTGGGAACCCCCCAATCGGCGTCGTTGGGATGCTCCAACAGCAGTTGACGGGAACCCCAGAGGCAGAACAGGCCGCGCAAGCCGCCGATGCCCTGTCCGCCCAACCCTAAGAGGATCTTGTGGATATTTCCGAAGCGATTGCCAGTGCGGTGGACTCTGCGCTGCCCCCTCAGACTCCCGACGCCGACGAGACGGAGCAGTCCGTTGCGCCGGTCGCCGAAGCCGAGGCGGCACCAGACATCGACCCCACGCCAGACGCGGACGAGGCAGCAGACAGCGACGAGTCCCCCGTTGCTGAAACGGTAGAACTCCCCGAAGGCTATGTCGCGGTGCCCGTCGTCACGGACGGGTTGGCGACCGAGTTCACGCTCAAGGACGCCGAAGGGGAAGTCGAGATCCCCGACTTGGTGGTGGAGTACAAAGCGAACGGCAAGGTGCGCCAAGATCGCTTGGATCAGGTGGTTAAGCTCGCGCAGTGGGGCGTGTACAACGCCGAGCGTGAGCAGCAGATCAAGCAAGTCGAGCAGCAAGCGCAAGCTACACAGCAGGAGTTGCAGGAATACGTTGCCGTGCTCGAAGAACGCGAAAAGCAAATTGAGCGCCTTCTCACGGACGAAAACTTCCTGCATGCCGTACGCGAAGCGTACGAAGTAGAAAACTCGCCTGAGCGTCGAGCCGAGCGAGCGATGCAGGAAACAGAAAACTTGCGTATCCAATATCAAATGGCCGATATTGAGCGCAGTGGGAAGCAGTTCTACGAAAGCGAAGTGTCGCCAGCCATCGACATGATTGTCACTGCACTGCCGACGGTCTCTGCCGACGAACTGCTAGAACGGTTTACTTACGCGATGCAAGCGCACGTCGAGAAGGCACCCAACGGGCAAGCCTACATTCCGGCGTCACGTTACGATGCGGTGCGGAAGTACATCGTGGATGACTTGGCATCATGGGCGCAATTCCAGCATAGCCGTCGTGCCCAGCCCGTTGCTCCGTCGCCCGTACAAGCGTCGGCAAGCAAGGAACTGGAACGAGCGCGTGTGGACGCACAGAAGGCCAAGCGGGTGGTTGGTCAAGCCACCAAGCCTGTGGGACGTGCCGGTGGGACAAGCACGGAAAAGCCACGGGCGTCACGAATTGCTTCGGTAGATGATGCGGTGTCCAGTGCGCTGGACGAAGTGTTGTCTGCCATCCGGTAACTCACTCTCGTAACAAGGAAATATCGTCATGCCGAATCCTACGGTTATTTCGGATGCGGAACTGACTGGCCTACTGAAGAACGTCTACAGCCAGTTCCGTGAGAAGGTGCAGAACCTCGTGACCCCGCTGCTCGCGCAGCTTGAGAAGGGTCGTGCGGGTGGCCCGCGCAACATGCGTTGGGGCGGTAACAACGTGTTCTTTGACGTGGTGGTTGGCCGTCCGGCTGGTGCCACGTTCTCGTCCGCTGGCTACTTCCCGCCCGACACGACGGCGCAGGAAGTGCAGGGTAACGTGGGTGTGGTCCGTGCGTACACGACCCGTCAGATCGACGGCCTCGCGTTCGTCGGCACCCAGAGCAAGGACGCGGCCTTTACGACCATCGCCAAGAAGACGATGGAAGAAATCAAGGACGCTTCCTCGCTTCTCATGCAGCAAGCCCTGCACAACAAGCAGGATGGCATTGTAGCCCTCGTGAGCAGCGTGTCCAGCACAACGTCCATCGTCGTGTCGTCGCCCTACGGCGTGGCCTCGGCGGGTCAGGGGTCGCTGCTCCTCTCGGTCGGTGACTACATCGCCGTCCTCGACACCTCGTCCTCGGACGCGGTGCTGGGTCGTGCCGCCATCACGGCGATCAGCAACAGCGGCGACAACGCCACGCTGACGCTGGGCACCGCGATCAGCAGCATGGCCGCGACGGACAAGATCGTAAAGGCGACCGCGAACGACACCTCGTTCAACAGCGCCATGAACGGTCTGATCAACATCACCAACCGTGGCGGGTCGTATGCCTCGCTGCACAATGTGTCGGCCAGCACCTACAGCATTTGGGATGCGACCCGACTGGTGGCGGGGACGGATACGCCGGACGCGAACACGCCGACCGAATCGGACATCTGGGATCTCATTCAGAAGATCTCGGGTCGCTCCGGCAAGGACGCGATGACCCGTCCGAAGGACTTCCTGCTCATGACCACGCCTGGCCTCGCCAAGAAGCTCATGGAGAGCATGGTCGGTCAGCGTCGGTTCACGGCGGGCGAGTTCAGCACGACGATCAAGGGCGGCTACAAGGCCATTGAAGTCTGCGGCATCCCGTGCGTGACCGACTACTACGTCCCCGCTGGCACCATCTATCTCCTCCACATCCCGTCGCTGGCGTGGGTGGACGCGAAGGATTGGGGCTTCGTCGAGTTCGAGGGTGCGGGTCCGTGGCGCTGGATTCAGGGCCGCGATGCGTTCGAGACGACCTACGGCTGGTACGGCAACCTTGCCTGTCTTGCCCGTAACGCTCACGGCAGCATCACGGGCTACACCGACACGGCGCGTTACAGCCATGTCTAAGTAATGGATCGGGGGGCGGCTCACTCTGGGTCGCTCCCCATCCATGCCCTTGATCCCCTCGGAGACTCTGATGCCGTATAACTATTTTGCTCCACGACCGGGACGCCTTGGGGTGCTGCCGGTCCCGTTCCAGAGCGGTCGGTTGAACACCGGCACGTTGGCGGCGGGAACGCAGACGCACAACATTGGCGGCTTTGCCCCGACCTGCTACATCAACCGTGCAACCCTTTGCGCGGAAACCTTCCCCACGGCGGCGACGAGCTGCGTGGTGACGCTGTTCAAGATGACGGGGGCGACGGCGCTGGCGCTGACCAGCGGCTTGGACATCAACACCAAGACGGCGGATACCCCGCTCCAGTTCACGGTGTTGTCCACGCTGACCGACGCACAGCGGACGCTCAACCCCGGCGATAGCCTTCGGGTGTCTATCGTGACGGTCGGGTCGGTCACGACCCAGCCGGACGATGTGACGGTGAACGTCGAACTCCTCATCGAGAACTAAGTGACATCTCCGGTCGTTCTCTTGAACGCCCTTGGCTCTCCTGAGCCGTCGCCCACGATTGAGCGGCGGCTTCGGGAGATCCATTCGGGCCTCCATCTCCGATTCGTCCAAGGCGCATGGGGTGTGTGCCTGACATGGACGGACGACGATACGCGGCGGCAGTGGATTCAGAACGAGTCTTACAGCCCCGCCCAAGCGTATGACATCATTGGCTACCTGCCGATGGACTGTCCCCCTGACTCTGCGCCGGGGTATTTGTCTAAGATGTTCCGCGAGTTTCCTCGCACTGATGTGAACCGGATGCTTGATGCGCTTGATGCGTTCAACGAGCAGCCAGCACAGGCCGCAGTAGAGGCGGCGATTGCCGAAGTGTTGGATGGCGCGGACCCGTCTGGCACCGCCAAGCGTGGTCGTGGTCGCCCCCGTAAGAACTCCTAAGAGACGGTCATGCCATCAGTTACCCTCCAGCAGCTTGTCACGGACACACGCGAGTACATGGACGCGGTGGGATCTACGCGCTGGTCGGATAACACGATCAAGACGGTACTCAACAACGTGTTTGACAACGAGTGGTCGAACATCCTGAACGCTGCGCCGTACTACACCTTCGGGTTGCGGCAGGTGACAACGGATGTAAACGGCCAGTTTGCGTTTACCGACCTCAATGCAGGGTCTGGCGACACGCAGCAGAACTTCTATCGCGTCATGTCGGTCAGCGACGGCAACGTGCCGTACGATCAGACGCGCTTCCAAGATGTGCCGCTGGCAACGACGACGAACTATCTGCCGACCTACCCGCGCCTGTACTACATCATCGGGCAGGGAGTCCAGATCCTTCCGGTCGCCTCTGGCACGGGGCTGTACGTCGGGGTGAACTACAAGCCGACCGCGCTGCTGGATCTTGCCAGCGATACGTCGGTCGTGGATTACCCCGACAACTGCCACCTCATTCTTGTCTGGAACGCGGCGGCGCAGTTGCTTCTCAAGGGCGGCACGGAAGCGGCGGCAGCGGCGAACCTCAAGGCGCTAGCCGATGACGACCGCAAGACGCTGCTGGACGACATCCGCCGCTACACGATCAACCCGACGCGCATGGCCTACCCCGACCAGAAGTATGACTGGAGCGGCGGCTAATGGCCCCGGGGCGCGAGAAGGTCGTTGACCAGCAACCCAAGTTTGACGGGGGGCTGAACAATGTGTCCGATGACGCCGCGCTACTCCCCAACCAGTTGCGTCGGGCCGACAATGCGCGGCTGACGGACTACGGGGCGAT